ATTATATTAAAATCGCCACTGGGGACGATTGGAAGAGTGCTTGTGTCTGGTTTCAGTTCTTTTGTAACACTGCTTGCACCAATAGGAAACCTATTAAGAACGACATTCGCACCGCTGGCAAGACTGGGGGTAACGCTCTTGGGACCCCTTGGGGGAATTGTAGGTAAATTGTTTCCGATTATTGCAGTAGTAACACTGGTTATCACGGTATTTGAATTAGTACGAAAGAATTTAGACAAAATCCGGGGAGCCATAGAAAATATTTTTGGAGAAAAAGGCGTTGCGGTCTTTGACAAAGTTATTGCGGTAATAACAAATATAGGGAATGCAATAAAAGGTGTATTCTCTGACGGAAACTTAGGCGCAGCACGCGACAAAATTAATGAAATATTTGGAGAAAAAGGTGTTGCGGTCTTTGATGTTTTTGTAAAGGCTTTTGAAAAGATAAAGGCAGCGGCGGGACAGTTTATCAACTTTGTCATAACTCACATTGTCCCAGTGGCAGAAGATGTACTAAACCTTATAACGACAAGCATTATTCCTGGAATTGTAGGTTTTGTTAAAGCGGCAGCACCAACGATAATGTCAATCATTCAGTCTGTATCTGATTTTATTGGTGCAATTATCCCGGTTATTGGAAGTTTTATTGCTGGATTAATGCCAGTGATAAGTCAGATCATAGCTTTTATTCAAACTTATGTATTACCAATTATAGGGCAAGTGTTCAGCTTCATAACAGGCACAGTGTTTCCTATGATAGCGGCGGGTATTCAAGCAATACTGCCTATAATAACAAATATACTTTCAACATTGCTTCCGTTTATACAAACGGCAATAACTACTATATGGAATATCGTACAACCGATAATTCAAGGCATTCTGGCAGCCATACAATTTGCAATGCCGACAATACAAGCAATTATTGAGACTGTTATTGGAACTGTGACGGGTATCATTCAAGGTTTAATGACGGTTTTAGGTGGGATTATCACTTTTATAACAGGTGTATTCACCGGGAACTGGTCGCAGGCTTGGGAGGGTATCAAAACAATTTTTAGCGGTATTTGGCAGGGGATTTCCGCTGTCTGCAAAGGTGTCATAAATGGGATTATAACGGCAGTAAATGTCGTTATCCGGGGGCTAAACAAATTAAAAGTTCCAGACTGGGTGCCAGGGCTTGGAGGAAAGGGCATAAACATTGCCGAAATACCAATGCTGGCAAAAGGCGCAAGGCGAACGCCGGAAACATTCATTGCAGGCGAAGCAGGTCCTGAATTAATAACCAATTCACCGGGTAGAACGGTATTCACGGCTAATCAGACAAAGAGAATACTGGAAAGCCAAAGTGCAGCAAACGAAACAGCGGCGGCGGTAAAAGGTGCGCCGGGAATTACAAATGTAACCAATAGCAGCCAGAGTGGACCGCAGACGGTAAACAACTACGGTTCAGCACCGGAAGTGGTAAGCAAGGCGGGGCAAAATGGAGGTAATAGAAATATTACAATAACAAACAGCACAACGATTGTTGTTGAGGGTGAGAAACCGGGCGACCTTGACGCGAAACTGGCAAAAAACAACGCTGACTTGTTACAACAGGTTGAACACCTACTGGACAAGAAAGACGATGACGAAAGGCGGTCACATTATGACTAATACATACACAACAATTTCTGGCGATATGTGGGACAAAATCGCATATGAGAAAATGGGAAGCGTGCTGTATACAGATAAGCTAATGAAAGCCAATATAAAATATGCCGCCTTAGTTGTTTTTCCTGCCGGGATAGTCTTAACTATTCCGGCGGTGGAAGACAAAGTCAATATGGAACTTCCACCATGGAAAAGGGGGCTATTGACATAAAATGGCTTCTAAAGATTATGCACGCAGGGTAGAACTGCGGCTGACATTTAAAAACTTTGATGTTCCAGAAGATATCAACAAGCACATTATTAGCGCGGAATATACAGATGAAGAGGAAGACGGGGCAGACGATTTTCAAATTGTATATGACGATAGGGAAAGAAATCTGCTGGGCGGCTGGCTGGATATAAAGCCAACGATCATAAAAGATACAAAGCAGGTGGAAAAAGAAGCAGGAGAAACAGCGGTTATAAATTATGTAGTGAAAAGAGGGGATACACTATCAGCAATAGCCAGTAAGTATCTGGGTAGTGGTACAAAATATCCGCAAATTGCACAGGAAAATAACATACGGAACCCAAATTTAATTTATCCGGGACAGGTATTTAAAATAACAACAAGCGGCGCAGGGAAAACGACAACTAAAGAAACAACAACAACGGACGGAGCCGAACCAAAACTTGTTACAGCGGTATTGGTTCAAAAGAACTGGAACGACACCGGGAAAGATGCAACGTTGAACTTTGGAACGTTTGAAGTTGACAGCATTGACATGGCGGGTCCACCGGATAAAGTGACGGTTAAAAGCACTTCTATCCCATACACCTCAACATTGAGGACTGAAAGGAAGTCAAGGGCGTGGGAAAATATAACATTAAAAGCAATCGCGGAACAGATGGCGGCAGAAAGCAAATTGCAGTTGATGTATGAAGCACCTGAAAATCCGAAGTTCAAGAGAAAAGAACAGGTACAAACGTCAGATATAAGGTTTCTACAGAAACTATGCAAAGCAGAGGGACTGGCGTTAAAAGTTACAGACTTGACAATTGTTATTTATAGCGCGGAGGACTACGACGGAAAGCCAGTTATTAAAACTTTGCAAAAAGGCAGTAGCGACATTATGTCGTATCAGATGGGAACCAGTCTGACAGATACAGCGTACACAAGCTGCCATGTAACATACACAAACCCGGATAGCAAGGCGACAATCGAATATACATATACGCCAGACAGCAAAACAGGAACGGGGCAAACATTAGAGGTAAACGAAAAAGTAAATAGCACAGAAGAAGCAATAAAGCTGGCAAAGAAGCGCCTAAGAGAAAAAAATACACAAGAATATACAGCCAGTTTGAAAGTTGTTGGAGATGTAACGCTGGTGGCAGGGGCAACGGTACAGTTAAAAGGCTTCCAACACTTTGACAGAAAATATAAAATCACGCAGGCGAAACACTCAATATTAAACGGGTACACAGTGGACCTTAAATTAAAACAAGTATTGGAGGGCTATTGATGGCAGACTTAACAGAATTAAAGAATATAGCCAGAAAAGGCATTGTACAGAGTGTGGACGCAGGAGGAATGAAAGCCCGTGTTAAATTTGAGGATAAAGGCGGCATTGTATCCGGCGCCCTGCACATACTTATGCGACAGGAAAGTGTAAAGTTACCGACCGGGGAAACGGTAACGACAACAAAGTGGGTGCCGCCAGTCGGAAGCATGGTTCTATGTTTGATGATACCAGATGGCGACGGGGAGGGCTATATATTGGGGGGTGTGCAGTAATGGCGAAAATAGGCAGCTTTGGAAATGTTGTTTTTTCGGTGTCAGACAGAACCGTAAAAACATTTAATGAAATGTCATGGAAATTTGCGGCAAACTACGCAACGCATGATAGACACTTACAAGAAGACTTGCTGGAATTTTTGGGACCGACACCGGACAGCATAAGTTTTACAATGGTATTTAGTGTGTTCAGAGGGGTGACGCCTTACAAAGAAGTAAAAAGGTTGCGGCAAATGGTGAAAAACGGAGAAGCTGGAAGACTTGTAATAGGCGGGAAAGTATACGGGTCATATAAGTGGGTGGCAACGGACGGAACAGCGGAACTGGAACGGTACGACAACAAGGGGAATCTATGGGCTGCAACAGTGAAAATGACGTTGCAAGAATATGCAAAGAGGTGATGAGCGGTGGAAGTGATTAGAGGTGACGGGATACTATTAGAAAATATAGACCTCGCCCCAGCAAATGTGCATCAAGAGGTTGTACAAAACATTGCAATAATATTAGCCACTGTACAAAATTCTTGCCCCATGCTGCGTGATATAGGGATATCGGGGGATTTGTATGGAAGACCGCTGCCAGTAGTGGAAAATTTACTGGTAGGGCATATATACGACCAGATAGAAACCCATGAACCACGCGCGATTATTTCGGAAGTGAATTTCGAAACAGAAAGCAAAACAGGGAAAATCATACCAATAATCACGCTGGAGGGGGTGAAAGAAAATGAGTGACAGAATGTACCCGGACATTGAGTTTGTGGAAACGGACGTGGAAACAATAGAAAATAGTATGATTGCATTATATGAACTAATGACAAGCCGCAAAATATACCCGGCGTCACCGGAAAGACTTTTTATATCATGGTGTGCCGCTATGGTAATTCAGCAGCGCATATTGATAAATGACACAGCAAAGAAAAATGTACCGCGTTATGCGGAGGGAGAATATCTTGACAGCTTGGCAGAACTGTTCAAGGACATTGAAAGACTTCCTGCACAACCAGCAGTTGCAACATTTCGTTGCTATATATCGCAAGCACAAGCACAAAGCGTAATTGTACCAAAAGGCACAAGAATAACATTTGATGGGGAAATAACATTTGCAACAGTTGAGGAATTGGAAATTGAAGCCGGGAAGACATACGGTGACGTTGCAGGAGAGTGTCAGACAGTCGGGACAGTTGGAAACAATCTTGCAGTAGGACAGGTAAAAGAAATAGTGGACATTTACGACTATTATATGAAAGTGGAGAATGTCACAAAAACAACCGGGGGAGCCGAAGAAGAGGGCGACGACAGTTATTATGAGCGTATGCGAGAAAGCATGGAAAGTTTTTCGACGGCTGGTCCTATTAACGGATATATTTACCATACAAAGTCTGTGTCTGCCGCAATCTCTGACGTGGCGGCAACAAGCCCGGAACCGGGGAAAGTAGATATTAGAATATTACTACAGAATGGAGAACAGCCAACGGAAACGGTAATTGAAGAAGTTCTGGAAGCATTGAACAGCAATGACGTTAGACCGTTGACAGATATTGTAACCGTATCAACGCCGGACGAAGATTTGTTTGACGTAGATGTAACTTTCTATATTGAACGAAATCGTCAAGCAAGTTCTGCGGTTATAGAAAATGCAGCAAGGGCAGCAGTACAGAAATACATAAACTGGCAAACAGAGAAAATGGGACGGGATATAAACCCGTCTTATTTAGTTTCGTTGCTTATGGCAGAGGGCGTAAAGCGTGTCGAGGTAAGGCAACCGGAATTTGCAGAAGTGGAGGAAACGCACGTTGCAAGAATAAGAAATCAAAATGTATTGAACGGGGGTGTAGAAAATGGCTGATACAAAGGGAAACGATATTTATAGTATTGATTTTACAAAATATCTCCCGGAAGCATTAAAATACGATCCTAAAATGATTGCATTAGCAAGTGCGCTGGCAGAACACATGCTGGCTGCAAGCGGACTGATTGAAAATGTTTTGATTTATTCCAGAATTGATGAACTGCCGGAAGAATTGGTGGACATTCTGGCATACGACTTGCACGTTGACTGGTACGACTATTCCTACCCACTGAAAGTAAAGCGGGACATATTAAAAAACAGCGTAAGAGTGCATAAGAAAATGGGTACAAAATACGCCATAGAAAAAGCACTGGGCGGTTTGTTCCCACAAAGTGAAATAGAAGAATGGTTCGAATACGGTGGCGCGCCACATCACTTCCGCATTGTATGCGACGTTACAAGTGAACGTATCATGGCAAGTTACCAGCAGATTGTAAATGCGGTAAAAATGTATAAGCGGCTTTCGTCACACATGGAGGAAGTAACGTACCAGAGCCGTATTTACTCCACAATCAAGACCCACACAGATTGTTATGTATATAAAAATCCATTAACAGGAAAACTGGCAGCTGGCACCTATCCGCAAAGAAACAGACGTGGTGGGCAGGCTGCCAGTGCATTAGTAGTGGGTACGGAAGCAGCAGGGTTTATCTTTGCTTCACCACAGGCAGGAACAATGCCGGAAAGAAATGTTATATTCCGGGGAACGGCGACGCAGATTGACGCGGAAACGGCGTTAAATTCGTTCAGGTATAGAAATATACCTGCGGGAAGAACAAAAGCCGGAGAAACGCCACAGAGAAGCCGAAGAGGGCAAAACGCAGCAGGGGGAGTGATACTGGAAGATACAACAGAAGAATTTTTGTTTTCTGTCCCGGTAGCTGGAACAGTGCCGGAGAGTAACACAGTTCACAGAACCGAAAGCGGAGCCATAACAAACACAGTAGAAGCAACGGGATTCTTGCATAACAGCAAACTTTGTGGAAATACCCGAAAGCTATAAAGGAGGTGAGGAACTATGTTGACGCCGGACGCAATTAATGATTTTAAAGATTTCTTAGAAAACATTATTGCATATGCCAAAGTTACGGTGAATGGAACTGCCGACAAAATGATTATTCAGCGGAAAGAAAGGCTTTTAGACGGCAGAGTGGCGGTGTACATAAATATAACGCCGCAGCTGGGGACAACCGCAACCATTCAGCGGGTGCAGCTATACAATAAAAATAACAAGTTGTGGGCTGACAAGTCGGAAAATATTGTGCTTTCTAATGTGCAGGAGGGCGCATTATACCGCTTTGTATTCAAATTTGAGGAACAGGAGGTGTAGTTAATGTATAAGTGGACAAAATGGCAAGACCACGTAACCCAGTATGAAGACAGATACACGGAAACGAATAACGCGGATGGGACAATAACCCATAAGCCAGTAGAGGGGGAAATAATTCAGCAGGGAACCCCACAGAGTGCAAAAAACTTTAATCACTTAGAAGATGGGGCAACAAACGCCGGAGAGTTGGCAGCATTGATGGCTATTGAAATTATTCATCAAAGGCAAATTACAGCAGATTTGACCGGAGAAGTGCTGGAAGTTCAGCTGTCTAATAGCCAGAACTATCCTTTCAATGATTCTGTAACAACCATAGCGCTTCAACAGAGCAGAAACCATCTGAATTATACGGTGGAATCGGAAGTGCTGGAACGCAGCGGCGGTTTTGCAGGCGATATTGTTGTTTCTGGAAAATTGGTTAATGGCTTCAAGATTGCTTACACAGGAAGTGCAACAAGTGTGAAATTAAAAGTATTTGTGAAAGGTGGGTTCTATTAATGGCAAATGTGATTATTAAAACTGATGAACAAAGGCACTATGAACAATCGGTGCTGCGTTCTTTTGGAGTGCAGGGCAGAGGAACAGCAGAACAACGGGAAGCAGCAGAGGTGATTGCAGCCCGATCAGATGAAGTGGCAAAAGGAGGAAAAAGGTAATGACTACAGTTAAAATGAATGTGGTGGAGAAAACACCGGGGAATCATATTGATTACACAACGGCAGCACCGAAAATCACTTTCGGAAATGATGAACTGACAATTAATTTGGAACAGCGCGAAAGGGATTATGAAGTGTCGCTGGACATTTGTATTGATACTGAAAACGGGATTGTAATTGGTACAGGTGGAAAGGCACAGAAATACGCTGCACAAATCATAGTTCCGGCAAAGCGATATGATATGATAGACGACGGAGAAGACGAAAACGGAACCCCAAAAAGCGTGCCGATACCGATTGATTTTGATATGTCACTTTGCACACTTATTTTATGGGGAATGGAGGTATAAGAACATGAGTAATTTTGACGATTTGGCAATGGCGGTGGCGTCGTTCGGAGGAAATAACAAGGTGATATTTGACGATTTGGAAAAGCCGTCAATAATGGTGGGAGTACCAAAAATGAAGTATTCCGACATTATCACAGGCGGCACACAAGAAACACTGCCGTGGTGGATTGTGGACCAGATAGAAAAAGAGGTTATCTGGGTATCTAAATACATTAACTGCGTTGTGAATGACCGTGCATATTCCCTGCCAATGAAAGACCCGGCAGCATATGTGAATTATGATCAGGCATTAACCTATTGCAGAAACAAAGGCGCTGGCTGGCACCTTAACCAGAATGGCGTATTTGCTGCATTAAGCCTTTGGAGTGAGAAAAAAGGAACAATCCCACGCGGAAACACAAATTGGGACGCAAGCTATACAAATGCGTATGAAAGAGGGGTAAATACATACAAGGACCCTGCTTACACAGACGGAAGAGGTGGAAGAACCGCGACTGGCAGCGGACCTGTTACATGGTATCATGACCACAGCCCGGCTGGAATTGCTGACCTTTGCGGGAACTGCTGGGAATGGGTAAGTGGTATGCGCCTTGTTGGTGGAGAAATCCAGATTATACCGTATGGAAACGCAATGAAGTCCACAACCAGCATGACTGCTGACAGTACTGAATGGAAAGCAATTATGCCGGACGGAACCCTAGTAAATCCCGGAACCGTAGGAACCTTAAAAATAGACCGTACAAGTTCAAGTGACGCAACCTTGCGTATCAATACCAGCATTACTGCACAGACGGACGATACAAACGATACAAGCACACCTTTTAAGGATACAAAGGCGGTTTCTGGTGTGACTATCCCTAAAATCCTAATAGCTGCCGGATTGTTCCCGGACAGCGCACAGACAGCGCCGGGCAGATTTTGGGCACGAAACAACGGTGAGCGTCTGCCTTTCCGGGGTTCGAGTTTCGGCTACACTTCCTACGGTGGTGTGTCGGCGTTCAACTTGCTCAACCCGCGTTCTCTCGTCAACTACGGCGTTTCGTTCCGCTCCGCTTTTGTTGAATAACTGGAAACTGAACACAGAATAACTGGTGGGGCTTACGGAAGTAAGCCCATATAAAATCAATGCAAAGGCGGTATAGTATGGCAGAAATTACAGAAGAACAGCAACCAGAACTTGACAATGTGCGGGACAATTCAAGGCAAGAAGATTTCATGATGAAAAATAAAATCTATGAAATGATACTGTACGGAAGCCCGGCGCTGGAACAATTTCCGAAAGCGGATAAATACACACTGGGAAAAGATATAAGACAGACCATGTATAATATTCTGCGGCTGGTAATCATGCTTGAAAATAAGCACTACAAGAAAACTACACTGGGAGAACTGGACACAGAACTTGACGTGCTACGCCACTTTGTAAGAATGGCAGCTGACGCCAATTTACACCAGAATAAAAAACCGTGCCTGCCGTTCAGAAAATATGAAATCTGGTCACGAAAAATTGATGAAATAGGCAGAATGATTGGTGGATACCAAAAATCTTTAAAAGAGAAATAGCAGGCGAAAGCCTGCTTTTCATTGGGAAAGAACCGTTATAGAGGACTTGCCGTGCCTATCCGGGGTTCGAGTTTCAACAACACTTCCAACGGTGGTGTGTCGGCGTTGAACTTGAACAACCCGCGTTCTAACGTCAACAACAACGTTTCGTTCCGCTCCGCTTCACCCCAATATTGCCAGTAGTCGCGCCTATACGTGGGCGCGTCCCGTGCTATGGGTTAAAGGGGTTCTTTTCCATTCCAAAGGGGACCAATGAGAACCGTAGGAAAAAGATTGAATTGCCGTGAAGACAGTTAGTACCTTTGTAAGACAAAATCATGATTTTGTAAGACAACGGGAAAGTCGGGAAACCGAATGAATATGTCACGTTTGAAATAGCAGCACCAGAGTAGATTTGCACGGCAAATTTATTATAACAGGAGGGGGAAACCATGAAGAAAGCCACAGATATTTTCCCTAAAATATATGACTTTGAAAATCTGTTTTGTGCATACAAAGCAGGGATAAAATGCAAAAGATACCGCCCGGACGTCATGGAGTTTTCAGACCAGCTGGAAAGTAATTTGATTGAATTACAAAATGAGTTAATCTGGAACACCTATGAAGTGGGGCGGTACAACATTTTCTATGTCTACGAACCGAAAAAGCGATTGATTATGTCTTTGCTGTTCAAAGACCGGGTGGCACAACACGCAATATATAGGCAGCTGAATCCCATATTTGAAAAGCAGTTCATATCCGACAGCTACGCTTGCAGAGTAGGCAAAGGGACGCACAAAGCCATTGACCGCCTGCAATACTGGTTAAGGCAGACGGACCGGAAGAAAGAAAAATACTATTACTTAAAACTTGACATTTCAAAGTATTTTTACCGTATAGACCACGAAATATTAATGGGGATACTGGAAAGGAAGCTAGGGGACCCACCTTTGTTGAAGCTGCTTGAGAAGATTATCAAAAGCGAAGACACGAAATTTGGGTTGCCAATGGGCGCAGATATAGGGGACGTGGCATTTGATGAAATGCTGGAAGATGTGGGGCTGCCGATAGGAAACCTTACATCACAAATGTTCGCCAATTTGTATTTAAACGAATTGGACCAGTTCTGCAAACACAAACTGCGCCTGCACTACTATATCAGATACATGGACGACATTATAATACTTCACCACGACAAAAAGTATCTGGAAAAAGTCAAACAAGAGATTGCGGAGCATCTGGGAGCCAATCTGCATTTACAGCTTAACAAGAAAACCTGCATACGCCAAACATCAATGGGGATTGAGTTTGTAGGCTTCCGTATCTGGTCAACGCACCGGAAATTAAGGAAAAAAACCGCAAAGAAGCTGAAAAAGCGCCTGCAATTTCTCTTTCACGCCTATTTCATAGGTGAGATTGACAAAGCAACGCTTGACAGAAGCGTTGCTTCATACCGGGGAATTTTAAAACATTTTAACAGTTACGGTCTGCGCCAAAGTTTAAATGAAATATACGGGCGGGAGGTGAAAAAAGATGGAAACATTTGAAAGAGAGGTGCTGGAAAGGTTAAAAACAATAGAAATTAAGCTGGACGGATACGGAGAACTGAAAGCCAAAGTCTATGAAAACGAACGCGAATTGCTATTGCTAAAAAATGACCTGTCAGACACTAAGTCAGAATTGAAAGATCAGAGGGAAGAAAGTCGCTGGTTAAAAAGGACCGTAATTGCTGCAATAATTACCGGAATAGTTGGTATTGTATTTTTATTTTTGCGCGCAGGAATGGGAATGTAGCACAGAGAAAGGAGGAAAGAACCCTTGAAAATATTAATGTTTGCACTGGGGTTCATATTTGCTGTAGCAACATTGGCAGTAGTGAATTACAGGGATATAAAAACAGCCAGAAAAAAGAGAAAAAAGAAAGTTGAAGAAAATCCAGATTTGAAAATTTCAGCAACAAAAGTAATTGTATTTTCTATTATGGCGACGTACTACATAGCTTTTGGGCTGGGAACATGGGTGGTTATCAAGAAAGACTTCTACCAGCTTTCAACATTACTGACATTTGTCGGAAGTGTGGCTGTATTTGCAGTAGCGTTCTACTGCTGGAAATCAAAAGCAGAAAATCTATTGAAAATTAAGAAAGGAAACCCGGAATTACCGGGAAGCCTTTCTGATTTTTCAAGCATGAGTTCACAATAATTAGTAAAGGGTTGCGACGTATGCCGCAGCCTTTTGTTATATAAAAAATTATTAAAAATGGAGGTACTAAAAATGAGTGTAAAGATTGGACACGCAAGCATTGACGAGAACGGAAAGGCTTCTGGCGGCGCAGCGGGTGACCAGACAGGAAAAGAAGTTTGTACCCGTGAATGGTACAACAAGGGATGGAATAAGGTTATCAGACCCAAGTCAAGCATTGTTGCTGAAAAAATAGCAGCAGCCACGGAAGCCGCCTGCGCCAATGACAATATCGGATATGACCAGAACGAACGCACTACACTTTATACACAGGCAAAGGCTAAGAATTGGAATATTTCAGCCATTCAGACAAGGTGTGAGTGTGATTGCAGCAGCCTTGTTGCCGTATGTGTCAATGCAGCGGGTGTGACAGTAAGTAAAGATATTTATACAGGAAATGAAGCGGCAGCATTAAAAAATACCGGAGAATTTGACGTATACACAGATACCAAATATCTTACACAGGATAACTACTTGAAACGGGGTGACATTCTTTTAAAAGAGGGAAGCCACACCGCGGTTGCATTGGAAAATGGTTCTGCGGTATCCTCTGGTAATTATGGAAATAGTAACAATGCTTCTGGAAGTGCAGAAATCTACACTGTACAAAGGGGCGACACTCTTACGAAGATTGCCAGCAAGTACGGCATTACATATCAGAGTTTGGCAAGCTACAATGGCATTGCAAACCCTAACACAATTAGTGTGGGTCAACAAATTAAAATCCCCGGTCCTGGCACGAAAACCTACACGGTAAAAGCAGGTGACAGCCTTTGGGCTATCGCGACAAGCCAGCTGGGAAACGGAAGCAGATACAATGAAATTAAGACCATAAATGGTCTGAAAAATGACACTATTCATGCAGGACAAGTATTAAAAATGCCAACAAAATAATGGGAGGATGAGAAAATGAACGATATTATTATTTTAGCAGTACAGTTGGGAATTGCAGTGGCAGCATTTGTATTGGGGAAATACATTTTTCCTAATGTCCCTAAATCAGTAATGGAGAAACTGAACACGCTGGCGCAGTGGGCTTCGCAATTTGTTGTATGGGCAAAAGAGTTCATGCAGTCAAACTCTGGTGAAGAAAAGATGGCAAAAGTTGTGGAAAAGCTGAAAGAGATTGCAGACGAAGCGGGAATAAAAGTAACAGAAGATCAGCTGAAAGCCATTGCACAATCAGCATATGAAGCCATGAAAGCGGGAGAAAAACAAGCAATCACAGACACAGCCACGCTGGAAACAGCGGCGATTGCACCGACCATTGTTATTAATGCCGGGACAGCAGCAGTGGCGACAAACAACGTACCAGATGGAGCGCTGGAACTGAATGCTGACGGCGGCGTAAACACCTATGATGAAGCTGGTAATAAGACCGGGACCATTACGGAAAAGGAAGCGGAAAAAGCGGCTTCCAATGTATACGCAATCACAGAAGAGGACAACGGATAAAACAGCAAGAATTAACGCCAGAATAGGCACAGAATCAACAGAAAGCCCGTAAGTGGACAAATACACCACTTGCGGGCTTTTTATCGTTTACGGGGCAAATACGGGCTTGATTTACAGAATGTTTAGGGGGCGCAGCTGCCGCCCCTGCAAATCTTTATCTTTTTACTGTGCTGATGTCTAATTTTAATACGGTTTCAAGCATTTCTTTTCTGGCTTTATAATTGGTTTTTGCGGCTTTATTTAATGTAGAGCGAATACCAGCCGGGCAAATTGAGATTGCATATACAATCAGCTTTTCTTCTGCGGCTTTTAACTCTTCCCACGCTTCACATATGGAAGACCAAAGACCGGATTTTTCAATCATCATAGAAAATTCCTCTATTGCTGCGTCTGCAATACTATCATTGTCAATGGACCATGTGCGGCGTGGTATTGAGCCGTCCGGGTTCACAATACCTTTATCAATAATGTACTGTTCTTCCTGCTTGTTTTGTAATGCTTCCAGCCTTTCGAGTTTTGCCTTTGCTGCTTTATATTCGCGCTGCTCCTTATTTGTCATCATAAATATTACCTCCAATAATTTCTTTGATGATTATATTATATACTTACGGAAGTATAAAGACAATGTACAAAATAAACAAATATACTTCCGTAAGATTGTTTGATATTTATACTTCCGTAAGATAACAAAGTATGATATAGTGTAATTACCAAAGTTAGGAGGTTTCAAGATGGCAGAAGAAAAGAAAAATACAATACCCAGAGGTCCTGCGGCGACGATTGCAAAGAACAAATACAGGGACAAAAATTATGACAGAATGGAATTGATATTGCCAAAAGGAATGAAAGCGGATATTGCACAACTGGTGGAAGAGGGAAAGGCAAGTTCAAACAATTCTTATGTGGTTGAAGCGGTAAAGGAAAAGTACGCCCACGATACCGGGAGAGAATGGAAAAGTGAAAAGGAAGAGTGAGGAAAAAGGAATGAAAGGAACGGTAAAAATAGAAGATTTAGCGGGCGCCTGCGCGGAAGAATACAGGTTTGCAAAAGAAAAAGGCTTTGAAGATGTTGAAATTGTTATTGAAACAGATAATGAAACATACAAAATATCTGAATACAATGGCGGTTTTATAACAGATATGTTTGCCTGTGTATTTGATGAAATAGAAGACGCGGCAGACGAATTGGCGGGCATAATAGAGGGGAAAGTAACAGACATAAGAATAGAATAAGAGAAAATTAAAAGTAGAATCCCCGGCAGGCTGTGGACTAGCAGGGGATTTCTTTATGTGGTGTATCAAAACGTACTGACTTTGCTTTCAGGTTCCGGCTCTTATGACGGAAGGAATTACTCTGGTTATTTCCCCTTTGATTTCCCTGATGAAAGATCAGGTGGCTTCACTCAATCAGGCAGGCATTCATGCCGCATATCTTAACAGTTCTTTAAGTTCAAGTCAGTATGTAAAAGCCCTCGCTTATGCACGGGAAGGGCGCTATCCCATTATTTACGTTGCACCGGAAC